TTGATCGTAACCTGCACGTACTGCATCGGCTACATTTTTTGGAAAACTCATATTTTTATAGTATTAAACCTGCCTAGCAGGAGGGCCGCCAACCCCTCCTGAACAGGCTTTAAGTTAAGGCGGTACTAACTAGCCTATTGCTAACCACGAAACCTGCTCATTTGAGACATTTATGTCAGTGTCTAGACCAATCGTGAAGCCCATCTCAGTGCCGTCATTTGCGGCGATGGGTGTAATGCCATTAGACGTTACCAATGAACCTGTACCGGCTGTTATACGCTTGAATCCTTCTGCGTCAGCCATGTTTTCGTTCCATTCAATTTGGTCGCCTGAAGTCTCGTTAAAGACTTTGACATACTTTGGAGTAAAGCCACAGTTTACGTCGTAAGCGGCTGCCGTACTTGATTGTATGTACGTGCCGGTTGAGACTCTGTTGATGCCTTCTCCATTGACTATTGTTGCTGTTATTGCCATAGTGATTTTTTAATTATTAATTAATACTCTTATTTCCTTGTCATATTTTCCATGACAAGAGGGACATAGCGGTAGGTAATCATCTAAGTTGCGATTATATAGATGGTCTATATTAGCCCAGTGTAAATTGCTTCGTCCTACTTCATTATTAGTAGTCCCGCAATGTTCACATTCTAATGGGCGGCCATTATATTTATTCACCCACTTATGGAGAGCAGCATAACTTGCTGATTTTCCTTTCCATCCTGGATGATTATTACCTGTTCTCTGTTTTGAGAGTGCTATCAATTTGCTTTTATGCACCTTTCCCATTTTATTTTTTCCTTTGTTTGATTGCGATATTTTTTCCCGAGTCTTTATAGAGCTTCTTCCACAATACAGTGAACAAAACTGTCTTTTCTGCCATCTGTCTTTACTGCATGTGTAGGGCTTTTTAAAGAGCTTACCGCACTCAATACATTTCTTTTCCATAATTAGTATCTTAATTATTAGATGGGCTGTTAGGAAGGAGATACCCCTCCTAACACTTGCGGGAATGACCGCCCAATGCGTTTAATGCTCAATCAAACGACTGTAGCTCGATATTCTGCGGTCCGCCTGTTACCAGATACGGATGCTGTCGAACATTCATCTGATGTTGAAACTTCTCTTGTAAGACTTCGTACACTTGTCGTGGTACATCCACTTGCTGTCCCTTACGGATAAATATTGGATACCCGTTTAAGGTTACTTGCTGTGTAGACCCTATCTTTTCCTCTGCTCCCAAAGGGATAAACACAGGAATTGTAGGTTGACTCATGAGCTTTTTACGCATCTCATGGGCTTTGCCTGTTAGGGGGGTTTTAGTTTCAAAAGAGAAGAAAGGATTTTTCTTTTCCTCTTTAGGTTCTTCCTTAGGAAGCTCCGTTTCAACTTTGTCTATTGCCTCCTTGACTTCATCGTTAGTTTCTTTATCTGTACTAACAATTTCAGGTGAAGGCACTTTTTCGCCTTTTATTCCCTTTTCGAGAGCTTTGTCATCTTCCTGCTCTACTGCTTTCAGCGTAGCCAGGAGGTCGTTATATGAAGCCTTTGAGTCATACTCGACTCCTAGTTCCATTAGCTTTAAGATAACGTCTTCTTTACTTAGTTTAGGCATTGTTTTTTAGTTACGGATTAACCACTTACTGCGTGTTGAACATCTACGCCAAAGTTGTCATTCAAGATTTGGGATACGAATGTCGCAAACCAAACTGAGGTTGTTCTCTGGTGGAATGGATCGGTGTTACCACCTGGTCCTTCGATAATGTTTCTCATCGCTTCTCCCGCAATTCGGGAGTTCATGTAAGCTTCCTTAGCTAGTACGATTGTCGAGTAAACGGTAATCGCACCTGCACCGGCGCTTGCACGTGTCTTGGCGTTGGTTGTTTCAATGAAGCGAACCTCATCTAATGAACCAACTTCGTTTGGCATAGCTACCTTTTGTGAGCCATACTCTTCCACCCTGATAAACCCACTTAACTCTTTCAAGTCGTAGGTTGTGTTTGGATGGACCAAAGCAACATAACAAGCATCGATTGGAGAGCTGTTAAAGCCATCGCTATGATTAACCATTTCGGTCAACTTCTGAGCGTTGTTATTCTTTAATGTTCTGACTGCTTCACGAATTTCATCTTTAGTAATTTTCATTACTGAAGATACTTCGTTTGTAGCAGTTGCTGTTGATGCGTATTGCTTGGTTGTGATTGTTGCTAGTTCGTCTCTGTTGAGTTGGTCGAGGGTGTTACCTGCACTTTGTCCAAGTAAGTCATTAACCTCATTCAAAAGAGGGTCTAGTGTGGTGTACTGCAGTTTTCTAGTTAACATGACGCCTGTGCCGTATTCCTTTACGGTTGCATCTACGTTTGTGATAGAAAGTTGCTGTAGGTCTGGTGTTACCTGTCTGTTACTTGTTGACCTTGTTAGCAGCGGCTCCTTTCAAGCCTCTCTGCCTTAATTCTTTCAAGGCGCTTGAGTCATTTCTGCTCAAGTCTGCATTTTTCAATGCAGTCCGGACTGTCGCTTCCCTTTTCAGGGTTTCTTCGTTCAGTCTCTGAGGGTAATAATCACTTTTTCCTTTTTTGTTCATACGCCGTAGCTTCTGGTAGCAAAGTTCATAGAAGTCGCTTAGCTCTTTTATTCTTTTAGCAAATCTATATTTCTTGCTTCGTTTTAACGTCTGAAATTCTATTGCCACAGCTACTCGGTCTTTCTTGATGATTAAATGTGGGTATATATCTTCTAGAAAAGATAAGGCTACTTTTGCGCTTGCCTTCCATTCATGGGAGTCAGCCCAGTTAGGATTACTTCTTGTTCTTGTTCTCACTGAACCACCATATGTCTCCCAGAAAGCGTCTATAACTTCTCGTTTAGTATTATAGACCATTACTGAAAGGTCGTACGATGTTTTCTTTTTCCCTGAATAACAGATATTTACACCACCATCTGCATCAAAAAATCCTGCGGCATATTGGGGAGTGATTACTTTCCCGCGGGTTGTCATAATATCTTCCATATATACAGTGTACATTACCTCTGTAATAGGTCAATACCTTAGAGTTTCCCGTTACTGCTTAGTTGTAAGGTACATAGTTTTATGACATTGCGGTCACTAAACACGATTAGAAGAAATTTAACGAGAGCATAAATCTACCCTCAGTTATTGGAGTGGTGGCAGCACTTAACAGAGTGTATCTGCGTCGTCTGATGAGAGTTCCTGCGTTTCGTGGGATGTCAGCATTATCTGCATATTTGTTATGTAGAAGAGCTGGCTTGGCTTTCATCAATAGACGACGGTTGAAGAACTCGGTAACTGCTTGCTTGACCTCCGATGTAGTCGTTGTTGACACGGTTTTTTAGGTCTTTCTTTTACCTTAATACTTGTGTAGTCGTTGTATTGTCTGTTATAGCCACTACACAAGTATTAAGTTAGGAAAGAACGTTTAATGTTTAAATTAATTATGAACGTGCGAGGCGTCTTTGTTCTTGTTCATATTCCACAAACTCAGCATCAGTCATACTTTTAATGTCCTGAGCTGTCTTTTGGTCTTTGCTTCTTGATTCTCTTGCGCCGGAACCGGCACTTTTAGTTTGCCCTGCTTCTAAGTCAGCAGCTTTGCGCTTGCTGTCTGTCTTTTCCGCAGAGACTTGATAGTCCAAGTGGTGATAAATCACCAGAGGGTCTACCCCTTTATAAGCGTCGTGTTCCATGTAGGCTTTAATGGTTTTTTCGTATTGCTTGGCGTCTGGTTCTTTTTCAAACAAAGCTGTTAAGTCTTTGTCGTCTGATTGCCCTAAAGCAAGCTGTTCCAAACGGTCAAGCCTTTCGTTTAAGTCTTCAGGTTCTTTAACCTGTGTTCGCAACTTTTCTAGTTGGCGATTTTTACGCTCGATTATGTATGAAGCGGTGGAACGAACAGGAATGTCAGATTCCTCGTCTGTGGTTTCCTCGGACTCTTCCTCGGTCTCCACTTTTTCGACCTTTGTTTTAGGTGTTTGGTCATCACCCTCACCTTCGGTAGTCTCTTGAGTTTCCTCTTCCTCTTCCTCGGCGGTTTCTTCTTCTGGCATGTTTTTGGGTTGTTACTCGGCTGTCTTTGTATACCGTAACAAAAACTGCCGGACGGATTAAGACTTCCGGTCCGACAGTTAATACAATCCCTTTAGTTGATTATATTATACCACAACTCGCTGAATACTAAAATATCATTCCTATGAACCTGAATGTCTGCCTGGTATAAAGTTTCTTGAATAGACGTCTTTCAGTACCCCATTATTATCATACTGTTCATCATGAATCCTAATCATCAGTTTCTTTTGGGTAAGACTCTTTTTATTGTTTCCTCCAATGTCTTAGCTGTATCGTATACTTCCTCTTCCCTGTCTTGCTTGAAGAAGTCAGGGTTATCCAGTTCTTTTACTAGGTCACGAGGTAGTTCTAGTATGTCTTTGCGGTCTAGTTTCTTAGCTTTTAATACTTCGTTTCTAATCTTATACTCTTCGGCTACATAACCGCTCATGTCGCTGTCTAGCTGGTCTTGTAGAGAGTCTATGGTTGATTCTAGGCGTTGCTTGATAATATCCCAGAACTCAGTGTTAACACCTGCTCGTAGGATGTCTTGTATTTGTTTAGAGTGTTCGGGGTTTTTTAGGTCTAGGTTTTTCATACTAATAGATTAAATAATGAACGGATGAGCCAAAAGAAGATATACCAAGCAAAAAGCCAGATACCCACGCCAGTATAAATACTATTAAATGAGTCATACTAGGTGTTATCCCCTTCCCATTTATCATAAATACTAATGTGATATGTGTCACTCATATTGCTTCGATACCTCTTAGCGTCAGCGTAGGACATCTTTGACTTATAGACTTTACCCCATAGCCTTCTCTCTTTTGATACTACCTCAACCATTTTATCTTCATCGCCATCTTCTATAATTACATCATCTTCTGAGGCAGAGAAAGAGTAGTGAACTATCTCCTCTCGGTCTACTTCAGTATATTTATTAATCATTATTTCTATGTTCCCAGACATACTTTAGGAATGTTATTAAAAGCTCGTAACTATCATACGCTTCATCTTCAGGAATTTCATTAAAACAATAATCATCAGCCCACTTATACAGCTTCTTCATTGATATGTCTTTAGTCATATAACTAGTTCTATAATTGAAGCGAACAGTGGCACAACCAACATAACACCTACTAACACAAATATAACTAACGAAGCCTTACTAATTCTAACTGATGAACCAAGACCGTCTATGTCAACATACCACCTACGCCAACTATTTTGTCTTTTTTCTTCTTCTATAGTCATTACCCCTACCCTACCACTACCCCACTACTACCGCAATCAGAGTTATCCACTTGCTGGTACTCCCTCTACTGGTTGTTCTTGAGGTAGGTTAGTTTGTTGTCCACCCGTACCACTAGGAGGCTTAAAGGGTTGTGCTTGCTCTGCTCCAAATAGCTCAGGGTGATTTCGTACTTCTATCGCTAGTTGGTCATGCATTTCCATGTGCGCTCTGGTTTGAGCGTTCTGGTTTGCTTTAGCGTGAGTTTTTAAGTGTATTCTATGGTCGTCACGTGGGTCTATGGTTGGTAGCTTGCCGTCATTTAGCATCTCGTTCTCTTTGTCAGCGTGTTCTTCCTCCATAGTAGGCGGAAACACTGAGTCAATCTCTTCTTTGGTCATGTTTCGTAACTTAGCCATGCGCTTGTAGACATATCGTCTATCAGTGTCAGGGTCTTGAATAGCTATCATAGCGAACTGGTCAAAGGCTTGTTGTTCTCGTTGTCGCTTGGCTTCCGAGATAACCGATGACTCAATCTTTACATCAGGGTCAATTGTAGACTCTATGTTCTCTTTAGTTAGTTCTCGCCATACTGGTGCCATCGCTCCCTGAATCCTTATAATCTTCTTATCTATATCCTTCTTGAAGTACAGCTTATACATCTTGTACCAGTGCCGCCAGAATCTCTTGTCACTCCATCCATATACCTTAGCGCTCATGTTGCGTCTGGTGTCTACATTGGCTGAAACTATTCTTACTTCGCCTAGTGTCCTCTTCTCTGCTTGTGGGATGCCCTGTTGCATCTCAGGGGCTGCTAGCGCTCGTTGTGTAGACTGGTCAAGCATATCCATTATCCCATCGATGTATTGATGAACAACTGACTTCTGAATAGGTGTTATGGCGTCCTTAGTGTTACCGCTTATTCCGACGAACTTGTTAGACTTCCAATCTAAATCATTCTTGTTGGTTATTCGTGTTTTGTCGTAAGCGTACTGAGGCAAAGCGTCTATAACTGCACTCTTAACACCTAAGTTAAGCAGCTTTGCTCTGGCTCGTTGCTTGTCCTCTGTAATATCTGGGATAGATACTCCATCCCAGTCGTTACTCATAGGGAACAGTGAACGATCAATTACCGGCCATAACATTCCATACTTTAACTTAAACAACCTGACTAACGTTGAGCGTCTGTTACCAAGTGTGACTAAATATCTCTCGCCTTTAATTGTGGTGAACCAGTTTAGCAGTTGAAACTCGTAATTCTCGTATTTACCTAAAGCGTCTTCATCGGGGTAGAACCTGTCTCGTCCTTGTGCTTCATCTCTGGCTTGTCGAGCTTCGTCTATTAAAGACTTAATATCTTGCTCTTTGCGTAGTTTATCTACGTTGAAATAACCGGGTGAGTCCTTTAGTTCCCAGTAACTAGCGCCTACTTCCCATCCGCCAAATCTCATAGATCCTTTCATGTTTGGTCCCAGACCATTAACTGACGTGGCTCGTGGGTCTCGGATAAATGTCATTGGGTCTAACAGTTCAGGACTTGGCGCCATAATCCCCTTCTCTCGGTTGAATTCCAGCATCAACATTAACCCTCGTCCGAAGAACTCCGCATCCCAGTTCCAGAAATAATCTAACTCGTCCTTACCCATGATGTCATAATCGTAATTGGATAGGGCGTTTAGGTTATCTTCGACTTCTTCATCTCCTTCTCCACCTCGTCCTTCCCATAAGGCATTCAAGCGGTCCACATACAGCTCGGCATGGAGAGTGTTAAACACGGTAAACATTAACGGGTCGCCCACACTTGAGGCTTCTCGGCGTTGATTATTATATAGCTTTAAGCGAGCAAGATTAATTCCTCGCTTGGTTTCATTAAATCTAAATGAGATATCGTACTCATCATTTACCTGACGAGCTATTCTCTCTTGGATGTCTTTGTCTATCGTCTCGGTTACAATGTCATCTCCCTTTACTATTTTTCTATCAATGTCTTCAAATTCTCCTTTTAGTTTATCCAGAACTTTATTTTTCATAGGTAAATTATACCACAAATACTAATCATGTGCGTCAATCGTAAACAGAAAGTTCATCCTCTTCGTCTTGAGCCGAGGGCAGTTCTACGTCTTGCTCACCATACTCATTTGGGGCCATAGCGAATGTTCTAAATCCATCTGCGTAATGGCTCCAGATATTATGCTCAGGGTTCTTGCCTATCCTGCCAGTTTCCAAGTCTTTCTTGAACGCATACTTCCTTAGTGCTGTGAGGCCGTCAGTGCACTTGTCAGCGTCGAAATAACATAAAGGTAGTTTGAGTCGCACTTGCTCTATTCCATCGCTTATACGGCCTTGTGGTACGACTGACACGTTCCTGAGTACGTCTCTCACCTGTTGCTCTACTGTTTTGTCTGCTGCGAGGGTCTTGGCTTTAGCGTCATGAGGGAGGAAATGACCGCTATAGTTATATTCTTTGTCTTTTACTATTTTTAGATAGTGGTGGAGTTTCTGGTGTGAATTGGCATAAGCATCTAATACTCGATACTCAAAGCCCATCTGTTGAATAAACCAAATAGCTGTTTGGTCTGAGTGTCCTAAATCCCAGTAGGTTGATACTGGATGGCTCTCGTCGTAGGGGACTTTGGTTATCCTGCCTTCTTTGTGTATCCTATCCAGCTCATGTGCCCATACCGCACCTTCTACTGCTTGTCTGGGGATGCCTAACCAAATGTTCTCATAGTCTAGCGGTTTTCTTATTTTCATCTCTTGCATTTCTTGCGCTAGGACTTCAGGAAAGTAAGGATTGTCTTTGTAGCTCATCTCAATTCTTAGCGTGTTTGCCGGAGGATTTAACACAAAGCGTTTATAAGTCTCATCCTCGGCTAGTTCGGGGTTGAATGTCATCCATATCTCCGAGTTTTTCTTTCGGATGGTTGGTATTAGCACATCCCACGAACGCTTAGAGACGCTGTGAGCTTCCTCTACCCAGCAATTATGTACTAAAACATCATTTGCGAAGTAATTATTGTTTACTTCAACCTCAAGATTGTAGACGTAATTTCTTCCATCACTGGTCCTAGTTCGTCCAGTATCTTCTTGTTTCTGTATCTCAACACTGTCCACCCGATACTCTGTAAGTATTTGTTTTTTCTCTCGTCTTCTGATTTTGCTTTCTTCCCAAGATGAGCTCTCCCGTCGCACTCTATGGCTAGCTTGTAATAAACATTTGCTAAATCTACTTTGTAATTTGTTGGCTTTATTCCCGTTGTTATAACTAGCTCTCTCCACCAACCACGCCCAAGTTTGTCGTAAAGTAACGCCTGTGATTTGGTATACCCTCTCCCATTTCCACCTTTCTTGCTGTTTAAGATATGCACCATTTTTGCTTTTGCCTCTGGATTGTCCATCGGATTGTTTAGTTTCATTCTCTTGCTGTTCTTGGTGCGTACGCAATCCAAGCAGTACTGCCCCCCATTTCTTACATAGTTCTGTCGTCTTCCATGAGTATTTATTTCTATTGTCTCTTTGCACCCGCCGAGACAAGGTGCTTTTTCTGGTAAGTCTAGTTTCTTTGACATAAATTGTTTTTCCTTTCGTTAGATTTTTAAGAGGTATATACCCCTCGCCAACAACATAGATAGGGTGATTACCTGTACCTATTATACACCTGCCCCCAGCATATATCAACTTGTATATCTCTTGTGGTTTTTTGCTTTTGAAAGTTTTAATTACCTTCCGACTCTCAATTTTTTTAGTTTTATGATTATACGATGATACAAAATCACCTACTTCAATCTCTTGAATAGGTCTACCGTCTATAAGCGTATTCTCTACCCAGCAAATATTCGTACCTTCATAACTTTTAAGTGAGTTGATGTTGTGTCGTAGTCCTTCAAAGCCAAAGGTAGTGCCGTTCTTACCCATGATTGTAGTTTTCTGGACGGTGTAGAAGTTTTCCAATCCCAGTCTTGGTATCTGATCTTCCAGTAATTGATGAACCGAGTCGCTGATGCTGTTCTGTACCTCTCTGGCACATAGTATTCTAATTGGTTTTTGAGCGCCCAGTATTAAGAGTGCTCTGGCAAAACCCCAGGACTTGGCTCCTCCTCTACCGCCATACAATACCTTATACCGATAAGGATCAAATATTGGTTTTAGCTTGGGTGGGAAATCAGCTTCCAAAGGTGACTTTGATGCTGTGTTGGATTGGTTCGCCATTATCGCCGACGTGTTCATTCAGCCTTGGTAGTATTTGCCCTGTTAGTTTTAGTAATACTTGCTTCTTGAAAGCTACATCGTTTAGTTCTTCGTCCGGATGCTTCCCGTCCAGTATCAACAACAGTTCGCTCATAGTCTTTGAGCGTAACTTGGCTGCTGTTTCTCTCTCCTGAAAACTCTTTCCACCTTTTCCTGTTCCGCTTCCTTGATTAGGCATGAGTATAATAAACTTGACTAAATAATACTTCTATGTGCAAGAGGAGGGATGTGCGCCCTCCTATCCCGTCAAAGCAGTGTCGTTTAGGACATACTAGAGATAGTGTACTTACCCTTACAATTGTATTATACCACACTTTTCCATTCTATCGGTAGTCTAATAGCCACGACTTTCTTGTAACACATTTTGTGGGCGTAGAAGTTTTCAAAGTCTACCGGTTCACACCAGCAATTACTGTTTAATTCATGTAACAATCCTCTGCCTTGATCTTTGGAAGGAAACCAATGGGGCTTTTGTAATACTTTTACCTCGTAATAATCCATGCCCTTATTATACCGTTAAAAAGGAATTGACTCCAAACTTCTTCGATAAACTTCTGTAACATAATTTTTATTGTATCTGGTCATCTTTTCTTAATAATTTAGTGTCCTTTCTTTTTAAGTCTTGTAGAGGACAATGTTTGGCGCAGAAGATATTACCGAATTTAGCCTGGCTATACTCTACATCTCTCTGCCACATTTCTTTACTACATTCTATGCATTTGCCATTCATTGTATAATCACATACTTCGCCTAAAGAATGAGCTTGAAGACCATCGCTTATAAAACGACTACATTTCGTATTGTGACACCATTCGCCGATGAAACGTATATCGTGAAGTTTGTAATCTTTTCCTTTAATTTCAAATGTTGCTGTCTCTTTTTGTTTTGCACTTTTTTTTCTTAATTCATCATAATCATTTTTAACATATTGGTCTATTTTGTGGCTCTCTCCATTTTTTAGAAATATAATCATAGTCATTTATTTAATAATCTTTTACCTTCTATCAATTCTCCAATATGTTGCCCTGCTTCTTTAACACTAATTTTCTTTATGTCTCCATATCTATTAGTAATTGGTTCGATTGATTCAACATTAGCAAACGAATACGCCCCACCTTCCAAAATAAAAACATTGTCCCCTTCCACCCATCTCTTTATTACTTGCAATCCGTTTTCAATTGAAACTTCTATCGGTTCTCTTTTATCGCCGCCGTATCCTTTCCAATTAACCAGGTATCCTGAAATCATACTATTATCACCTCCTTTGTTTTCTTGTTTATAAGCTGTCCGATATAATCCACTTCCTCACCGTTACTGTTTTTTTGGCGCAACATTATCATAGGTGTCATTTTGTTTTTCCAGTACTTATCTTGCTTAACCTTGACCATCGCCTGCAATATATCGTCAGGTTTATATTGTTCTAACCAATAGGTAAGGTTTTTAACGAGCGGTTTCCAGGCGGAGTATTTCGTGCCGTGAACTCGGTTCCATCCCTGTAAGAACGCTTGAGTTATTTCTTCTGTTTCAGTATTTTTTTTATATCCCCCCGTAGTAGTATTTACATTCTTTTCATTCTTTTCATTATTACCATTATTGTTTATAGTGTCGTTTGTGTTTCGTTTGTGTTTCGTGTGTAAATCGTCTGGCTTGTCGTGTGTGGTGTCGTTTTTGTAGTTTTCTAGCTCCTGATATTTGGCATAGTTAAGCACTTTAACTACCATTCCACGTGTCGTTTTTCGTGTCGTCAGCATTGTCGTGTGTTTTGCCCATCTGATAAAGCTGTCTACCTGACCCCTTTTTGCCTTAGTTGCTACCTCAATCTCCCTGTAGGTAAACAAATTCTCCCCTCTATCAAAGAGTCTGTTGTCTTTATGATTAACTTTATTAACAATATAAAACCAGATTTTAAACCACTTGTCGGGCTTCCAATAAAAGATTTCGCTTTCTAATGTTTGCCTAGCCCAGATTGTTGCGCCTCCGTTAATCTTGCTCATAGTCCTAATAAATGTTTTATGCAACCCCATTTACCACTTCCCAAACCGACTATCTATTTCCTCACAATACTCACATTTGAGGCATTGAATTATCCTTATCATCTTCCTTTCGTGGAATAGGTTGTGCATGATGTAATTCTTCTTGAGTTGTGCTCTGATGCCCATTCCACAATGCGGGCATTGAAGGTTGTTGCGGTACTGCCTCATGTACCTATTATACCAGATTTATTTTACTAGCCTGTTGATAACTTCACATTGACACTGTGCTAGTTATGTTATAGGTTGTAGATATGACATTACAAGAAACCATCGCTGTCGTACAGGCAGCCAACAAAACCTTCCAGGCTAAGGTCGAAGAACTGGAAGCAGAAGGACATAAATTAACCGCTAATGAAATTAACAGACTCCAAGCCACTGAAAGTGATTGGGAGTATTCAGAATAACTATGAAGAATAAAACAAAAGTTAAGTTTCATTGCCCAATTCAGCAATATGGATTTGCGGAGTTTGAGGGTGATAATTTAGAAGAACTAACTAAGCTATATAACCAATTAGCCGAGACAAAACTAAACTTTTTTAAAGGCAAGTTTGTTGAAGTTAAAACTTTCACCAATGAAGTAGTCCGCTATAATGACCTCACTCACACATACACCGACCTAGAAGGCAACGTGTTGCTATCGGGCAGTCAGTTCTCTAAGAGCATTAAGCCGTCGTTTGACAAAGCCAAACTGTTACCGATGGTTGCCAAGAAGTACAAGGTATCAGAAGCACATATTGACGCTATGTGGACAGCCAATTCTAAAATATCATTAACCTTTGGCAATGCTATCCACTACGCTATGGAACAATGGTTCAAGCACAAAGATCACAGTACGGAGAAGGACTACCACCTGCCCAAACATCCGTTTCTAAAAGAAGTCGTAACGTCCTTCCCTGACAAAGACAAACTAATCCTGCCTGAAGTGGTAGTGTCAGACATTAAAAACAAGATGGTCGGACGAGTAGACGGATTAATGAAAGACTTGACGCCCATAGATTACAAAAGCGATGCCGACATTAAGAAGAACCTCAAGTATCATTTCATGCAGTTATCATTCTACGCCACTATACTAATCAATCATGGACACAAGGTCGATAAAGTGATTGTTTGGAACTATACGGACAAGTGGACCAAGTATGAAAGTGAAGTATTAAAAATTAACTTAAATATATGATTACATATCAAAAGTACGAGCAAAAAGAAGGCGGGAATTTCTTAAAACTAAAAACATTAATCCCAAATGAAGGCGACAGTGTGAAATTAAAGTGTGTCAGTGGAGAGATAAAAGACGGTAACTTCGGAGTAAAGATATTGGAGTTACAGGTAGTTTGGAATAATCCAACCACAGGCAAAGGTGAACAAAAAACATTCAGTTGTGATGCACCAGACGATGTTAATGAGCAGGCAGGTTCACAACTCTATCGAGGCTTTGTTGACAATAACATCCAGGACAACAATGTGTTTGAGATTGTAAATGGTGGTCGAATGAATAATCAATACAAGACAACCATCTACAGTGTGCAGAAAGAGATAACCAGTAACGCACCACAAGACGAACCAGATAAAGTTAACGAAGAAGACATAAACATAGAAAACTTGCCTTTCTAATGATTGAGTACGAACAACCTAAAGAAACTCGCACCAGCAGGCAGAACAAGGCAATCCACGTTCTCTTTGAAATGATTGCCAACGAGTTAAACGATACTGGGTTGTATATCGGGCAAGTAATCAAAGCAGATGCCCCCTGGAGTAAAGACCGAGTAAAGGAACTAATCTGGAAGCCTATCCAAGAGGTACTGTTCAACAAGCGAAGCACTACTCAACTTACTCCGGGGGAAGTGGACCAAGTATTTGAAGTAATCAATAAAACTCTAGGTGATAAGGGACTGGAAATAACCTTCCCTTCAATAGAGCAAGTTAAACAAGAAATTAAAGACTTAAAAACTTTATGAACAAATGGTACAAAAGAGAAATCATCGAGCGTTTTATGTCAGAAAAAGAACTCCTGATATTCAACGAGCAATACCGTCTGGTCTGTCTACCTAGACCATATTCACGCTGGGGGACTGACCAAGACAGAAAAGACTATATTAAAACCGTTAAAAAACTAAACAATGCAATATAAACCTACATTCTACATATACGCCAAAGATGCGTCTGACATCACCCGACAAGCCAGCAAAGATTTAAGGGTGAATGTCTATTGCAGCAGGCAGTATATTGTAGACTTAATAAAACGCAAAGAATTGAAAGGAAAAGTAGTAAAAGGTAAGACACCTAATGGCAACAAGTGGAAAGTGAGCTATGACGAGATAATCGATTTTATCAACAAAAGAGTGGATAAATAGATTTGACTAGGGTAATACATTGTGCTAGGATAGATACATGACTGGTAATTGCGTAAGGACTCTCGGAGGACAAGACAAAGCGTCTTAGCCAAAGTGAGCCAACTACGGAGGTCTGGTTAAAAGTTTATCATTAAGTTCTTTACAATGAACAAAACAAAAGTGAACGCTGTTATCTTGGGGCTGATTGCGTTACTCATAGCTGGATTATCTAGCGTAGCGACCTACGTTGTAGATGACCACTTTGACTACGTTAAGAAGCTCGAAGATAAAGTAACATCTTGTGATGGGGACAACGTCGAGTTGAATCAAGAAGTGCTTGATTTGAAAAGCTCGTTAGTTGTACCACCGTCAAAATAACTGGGTCTTTAGCAGAACTAAAGGAACATCCTTACGTTCAGCTAACTGACGCCGAGTATCAGATAATTCTAGCCGAGTCATCTGGTAACCCGACAGCGAAAAATCCCAAGTCTACGGCTTACGGACTATGGCAGGGACTAGACACAATTAGGGATAAGTACTGTTCCCCAATCGGAGTAGACCCTAATACCGCTGACCCTGTAGAGCAGATAGCCTGTATGCGGAATTATATCGAACATAGGTATGACACCGCAGAAAAGGCTCTAGTTTTCTGGAAAGCCAACGGATATTATTAGTTCTTTTTATGGCGAGGGTAGCATCAGGGAGAGATTACAATCGTTTGAAAAGTGCGATTATCTCTCTCTAAAACTGCTCTCGCCATCATCCAACACCCCGCAATTTTCCACATACCCCCTGTCCTCCCCACTTGTGGGGTGCTGGGTGATAATTAACCCTAAATAACTAACCTAAAAGTATATTAAATGAAAAAGAATCTAACGAAAAATATGGAGATAGTAGAAATTATGAAACATTACGCACATGACTATAGGAATAGGAAAACTTTATCCATGGGTAACTACCAACCCATGTGAAAAAGCTCATCATAGAGTCTGCGAAGCCGTCCTTGAAGCCATTAACCCAAGATAATTAACAATAAAAGTATGAAAGAGACACTAAAGACACCACACGACAGAAACCCCAAAGAGTTTAAGGCCTTTGTTAAAGAGTTCGTAAATGACCATGGTTCTAATTGGCGACCCTTGAGAGGTTTGTGGCCAGAGGATGTATTTGATTTCGTGTATAAACAAGCTATCAAACGAGCGAAGGAAGATAATTAACAATAAGAGTATGAAAGACTTAATCAATTAATTAAAAACCATGAAAAACTACATAAACCTAAACGGGAAGAAAATAGAACTAAGCGAGGAAACAGCTACAAGCATAACTGAGGAGCTAAATAAGGGAGAGAAAACAGGAATTAAAATAGTAAGTCGCCATGACAGTGACAATGTGTTGTTCGTATCTACTAAGGATAACGTGAAAGACGCTGTACTAGAGGCAATAGCAGATGAAGCTAACCTGAGTGAAGCTAACCTGCGTGGAGCTAACCTGCGTGGAGCTAACCTGCGTGGAGCTAACCTGTATGAAGCTAACCTGTATGAAGCTGACCTGCGTGAAGCTGACCTGTATGAAGCTAACCTGAGTGAAGCTAACCTGCGTGGAGCTAACCTGCGTGGAGCTAACCTGCGTGGAGCTAACCTGCGTGAAGCTAACCTGTATGAAGCTGACCTGCGTGAAGCTGACCTGAGTGA